TGAAGAACATCCGTGTACCAGCGACCCGCAGCAGCTTTAGCTTTCGTGGCCTCTACCGAAACGTGAACGGCATCAAGGGCTTCGCGCGCAGTACCAAGGCATGGGTCGACGAGGCCGAGGGCGTCTCGCGCGAGTCGTGGAACATCCTGATGCCGACCATCCGCGAGCCCGGTTCCGAGATCTGGGTGACGTTCAACCCGAACAAGGCCACTGATCCCACCTGGACGGATCTCATCGGCCCGTACGAGAGCCAGCTCGATGAAGACGGCTGCTTCGAGAACGAAGAGGTGCTCATCATCCGCGCGAACTACACGGACAACCCGTGGTTCACCGAGGAACTGGAGATCGAGCGCGCGAAGATGGAGCGCACCGACAAGGACCGCTACAACTGGATCTGGCTGGGCCAGTTCAATAAGCGCAGCAACGAGCTGATCTTCGCCGGCAAGTGGCGCGTCGAAGCGTTCGAGACGCCCGAGAACGTGCGGCGCTTCTTCGGCGCCGACTGGGGCTTCGCGCAGGATCCGACCACCCTCAACAGCTCGTTCGTGCGTGGCAACACGCTGTTTCTCGACTACGAGGCCAACAGCCAGCGCCAGAACAACGGCAAGGGCGTGGACCTCGACGAGATATGGAAGCTGTTCGCCGGCAGCGAGGGCATGCGCCCGAAGCAGCGCGAGCAGTGGGAGCCGGGCGACGCGCTGAAGTACCCGGGCATCCCCGGCGCGCGGAAGTGGAAGATCAAGGCCGACTCCGCGCGGCCGGAGACGATCAGCCTGGTAGCCAAGCAGGGCTTCAACATCGACGCGGCCAAGAAATGGGGCGGCTCGGTCGAGGACGGCATCGCCTTTTTGCGCGGCTTCGATGAAATCGTGGTGCATCCGCGCTGCGTTGAGACGATTAAAGAATTCGAGCGATATTCATATAAGGTCGATAAAACCACCGGCGATATATTGCCGATAATCGTCGATAAACATAATCACCACATGGACGGCATTCGATATTCCATGGACGGTTATATACGCGGCCGCGGTCAAGGGATTAATATCTCGTCCGAGGCGCTTCAAACGATCGCCGCGTAAAAATCCCTTTATCCGGAGTAAATCAAATGCTCAAATCGATTTTGAAGCTGGCCGTCTTTGCCGCCGCTTTCCCGATGTACATGTCGGACGCCGATGCCGCCGCCACTCCGAAAGCGCTTTATTTCAATCAGAACTCGAATTTGATTTTCGTCGACTCGGCGGATCGCGCACCGGAAGACGGCGTGCGTCAGATCCAAGCGGACGAGGTCGACGGCCTGCGCGCCAGCGGCGCGGCGATCGACCAGACGGTCACCGAGTTTCTGGGAAACGACGCGTCTGCCCCTTCTGCCGCGGCGGCGACCCCGGATGCGTCTGCCAGCACCTCGGATACGGGCGCTGACGCGAGCCAGGTGACCATCGACCCGCCGGTGCAGGCGCTCAACACGGCCGACGCATCGGGGGAAGGCGCTGTGTCGCCTGTGGTCGATACCTCCGCAAGCGACACGTCATCGTCTGCACAAGCTGCCTCGCCCGCGGACGACACCGCGGAACACGAAGCCGCCCTGGCCGATCAGCCTAACCCGGGCGTGACGTTCGAGCCGGTCCCGACGAATACCGGCGCGCCGAGCACGGGCGAGCTGACAGCCGCCGCTTCGGCGCCGACGCTGGCCGAGGTGCCGGTGGATGACGCAGGCGCGCCGGTCGATCAGAACACGGGCAAGGTCGTCGTGGACGCCGGCGCGCACGCCGAGGCGAGGGATCGCTTTGCGGGCATGCTCGCCGCGCTCCATCAGTTCGAAGAGGACTCGGTCGAGAAGCTGAAGGAAGAGCTGCGCGCGATCGGCACGCTGCTGCATCTGCATTCGTCGGCATCCTCCCAAGCTGACGCTACCGGCGATTACAAGTCCGGCGATCTGTCGTAACCTTCACGCGGCGCACCATGCTCGATAAATTCCGCTCCCTCATCGGCGGTGCGCCGCTCCTCCAGGCGTCACCCGCAGCACCCACCCCCGCGACGCCGCGCGCCGAGCCGCACTGGCCAACTCTCGAAGGCCCCGCGCGGCGCGGGATCAACATCCAGCCGCAACTGCTCGAGCAGCTCGCGGCCATGCAGGGCGCGCAGGATAGCGCCATCGACTGGAAGGCGAAATTCCAACCGCCCAGGGTCGCGCCAGGCACGATGCCCGAAGGCCACAAGCCGCAAGAACTCGCGATGGACTCCATCTGCGACAACCTCACGGGCTCGCTGGGCATCTACAACCAATTCAATTCGCTGCAGGGCGTCGACTTCCTCGGCTATGCCGCGCTCTCGCTGCTGGCGCAACACCCGCTGATCCGCGCGATGGTGCAGACGCTTGCCGACGAGATGACGCGCAAGTGGATCGAGTTCGTCGGCCAGGGCAGCGAAGAAAGCGACGCGGAACGCGTGAAGGCGCTCGACGCGTCCACGCAGAAGTACTTCCTGAAGCAGCGGTTCAATTCCGCCGCCGCTACGACCGGCTTCATGGGCGGCTGCATGCTCTTCATGGACTTCGGCGACAACACGCGCAGTCCTGAGGGACAGGCGGAGCTGCAGACCCCGCTCACACTCGATAGCGCGAAGATCCGAAAGGGCTCGTTCGAGGGCTTCCGCCTCATCGAGCCGATCAACTGCTATCCGGCGCCGTATAACGCGGACAATCCCCTCGAGGACGGGTACTACAAGCCGAACGCCTGGCTGATTCAGGGCCGCACGGTGCACGCGTCGCGCCTGCTGCGTTTCGCGCAGAACGAACCGCCGATCCTGCTGAAACCCGCCTACAACTTCTTCGGCATCCCGCTCGCGCAGATGGCGCTCGATTACGTCGACCGCTTTGACACCGTGCGCATCGCGGTGGCCAAGCTCGTGAAGCGCTTCTCGACGTCGATCCTCAAGACCGACATGAGCCAGATGCTGAACGGCGGCGGGTACGAGGACGCGGCGTCGCTCAAGTCGCGCGCCATGCTCTGGTCGCTGATGGCCACGAACGACGGTCTTCTTCTCCTCGACAAGGAGATGGAAGACTTCATGCAGCAGAACACGCCGCTGTCCGGCCTGGGCGAGATCGTCTCGCAGCAGCTTGAGCTGCTCGCCGCGATCAGCCGCACGCCGGCGGTGAAGCTGCTCGGCATCTCGCCGAAGGGTTTCAACTCGACGGGTGAATACGACGAGGCGAACTGGTACGACCATGTCGCGAGCCAGCAGACGAGCATGTTCGGCGACAACCTCGACATCGCGATCAAGGTCATCCAGCTGTCGGAGAACGGCAGCATCGACGAGGACCTCACGCATCGCTTCGTGCCGCTGCACGAGCTGAGTGAAACGGAAAAGGCAGCGAACCGGAAGACGAACGCTGATACGAACGCCGTCTACATCGACCGCGGCGTTGTGTCCGTCGAAGAGGTGCGCGGCCAGCTTGCCGCTGATCCCGACAGCGGCTTCGAATCACTGGACGTCGACGATGTGCCCGAGGCGCCTGAGCAGCCCGGTCAGGATGGCGAAGACGACGAGGATCCGGCGCCCGGCGCGGCCGACAGTGGCTTCAAGGAAGACGAGCACCCGCGCGACACCGATGGCAAGTTCGGCAGCGGCGGCGGTGCGGCTGAAAAAAAAAGTCCATCGGAGTCGCATAGCGCGCCCCTTCGCCAGCTGAGCGGCAACGAGCTGCACAGCGACGCGCATCCGACGCTCACACCGGACAACGTCGTCGATGCAGCCAACGCATGGTTCAAGTCGAATCTGCAGGGTAAGGCGATCACGCGCGAAGGCATGGGCGAGGTGCGCGTCAGCGGCAAGACGTGGAAGAAGCTCAAGCGAGGTATGCCCACGGATATCGACAAGGCGCGGCTGCTGCCCGCAATCCCTGACATCGTGGCAAATGGTGAGAGCACCGGCCGATTCCCGGTCGACAAGCCGCGGCCGGACAACATGGTCGCGTTCCACCATCTGCGGGGCACCGTCGAACTCGACGGAAAGCCGGTGGAAGTGGGCGTCTCAGTGGGGGAGGATGAATACGGGCATCTGGTCTACAACCTCAACCGTGACCCGTCAGACCTGCTAGAAAAACGAAAGGCTCCGATCTTACCCAGGTTAGAAGCCCGGGGTTCGGAGCCTTCGAAGGACAGCAGCGCCGCCCTTGACCAGAGTATAGATCAGGACGGCGAGGACCTCAATATCACCATCTACGGTGACGCCTGATGCCCGCCCGCGCACGGAAGGCGCGCGGCGAGATGACCGCGACGCGCCCCAGCGCCGCGCTGCGCATCGCCTATCAGCGCCAGCTCGAACGAATCATCGACGAGATGCACCGCTCGACGCTGTACTGGCTGCGTGCCACCTATGGCGCGCGCCAGGGAGAGATCGCCAGCGACGCCAGCCCCGCGCGGGAACTGGCCGAGCAGCTCGCGCGGCGCGCGGCGCAGTGGAAGAAGATGTTCGCGGCCCGCGCGCCGGATCTCGCGCGCCGCTTCATTGCCTCTGTCGACCGGCACGCGACGAACGCCACGAAGCAGGCTGCCGTCGCGATGAGCGGCTTCGGCGTCTCGATGAAGGACACGCTGATCACGAACAACGTGCTCCAGGCCTCGGTGCAGGAGAACGTCTCGCTCATCAAGTCGATCCAGTCGGAATACGCCACGCAGGTCGAGGGGCTCGTGATGCGCAGCGTCACCGCCGGACGGGATCTCCAGACGCTGACGAACGAGCTGCAGGCGCGCTATGGAATCACGCGGCGCCGCGCGAAACTGATCGCCAACGACCAAAACAATAAGGCCACGGCGCAAATGGCGCGCGTGCGGCAGCAGTCATTGGGAATTACGAAAGCGCGCTGGCAGCATACCGGTGGCGGTAAAAACCCACGACATTCTCACGTTGAAGCGAACGGAAAGGTTTTCGATTTATCGAAAGGGCTTAAAATCGATGGCAAATATATATTCCCCGGCGAATTAATCAACTGCGGCTGCGTCGGGGTGCCTATTATCCCGGACGTGGACGATGAAGACGAATAAATCTGAAGTCATTCTGGCTTTCGACAAGGCGAGCGTTCGGCGAACAGACACCGACGGTCGCCTTTTTGTCGATTCGAGCAGGATCACGAAAGCGGCGGTGAATCCGTATTACGGCCGAGAGATCCCGAAATACGATGAGCTGAGCCTCGACCCGGACCGCGTCTACAACGTGTTCCGCCCGCCTGAGGAGCTTGAGCGGGCGGCCTCGACGTTCAACAATCTCCCGCTGCTGGCCATCCACACGCACGTCACTGCCGACAATCCGAAAAAGGAAGTGACGATCGGGACCACCGGTTCTGAATCCTCATTCGATGGGGAATATCTGTCGAACAGTTTGGCGGTGTGGGATGCCGAATATATCGACAAAATCGAAAATGACGAACAGCGGCAA